ACAAAAGCCCCCTCACCTTGTTAGATGAGGGGGCAACAAACATTAGTTTGATTTACTCGGACTTAGCAGCCTTTTTTCTAGTGGTCTTCGCACGAGGCTTGGCAGGTGCCTTTGCCTTTGCGGGAGCCTTGGCAGGTGCCTTGGCGGGAGCCTCTGGAGCAGGAGACTGTCTATTTCTTAAAATTCTTTTTTTACTCATTGTAAATCCTATAGATCACTAAAAATTTCGTGACCGTAAAGCCTAAGAATATATTTACCAGCGGTGTAATCTGCATTAGTAGCAGCCCCTGTTGCCATGTAGACAAATAGATCGTCTGAAGCTGCGGCAAGCGCGGCTGAGTTGCTTTGACCAACATAGGTCCAGGCTCCGTTGTCAATTAACTTAGTGCTACCCCCAACGCTGCCACTAGCAAGAACCGCAGAGGATTTAGTGTAGAGATCGATGTCTGCATTGCCTCCGGTTGGTACTTCAAGGCAGATAAGTTCCATATCAGTAACTGCACCATGTACAGCCACATCAATCTCAACAATAGTTGCCGACCCGTGTGTGCCACCCGAAGATGAAACACCAATTGCTAGGTCAGTAGCAAAACTGTGTGCAGCGCCTGCGGCTGGATTGAGGTCGATTTCAATTTCAGTCAGTATTTCTGAAGCGTTTCTAATTTCAGTCTGGTTGCCAAGAGAATCAATCATTGCTGCTCCCGCAGTCTTGGTTTGCTTCTGACCTAATTTGTCCAATGCGTAAAGTCTTTTACGTCCCATTCTTCTATTTCCCATAATATTTTCTCCTTTATGATTATATTATTGCAATAACTTGTTTTATTCAATGAGTTGATTCCAGCCACTTCGGAATCAAAACTTTCTAAGGGCAGTGGCCTCGCCCAGAGGAGAATATCTCAAGTTACTTTAAATAGTGCTCTCAAAGCAAAAGCCCCCTACCGAAGTAGGGGGGCTTAGGTTTAGTAAGTGGCTTACTTATCAGGAAGCGCCTTGCTCACCTAGGAGACCACGGACGACAACTAGACCGTACATATCTGGACGGACCATCTTCTTGGCGTAGCGGGTCATAACACCCTTACGCGGAACGAAGTCTTCCGGTCCAAAGATGGTGGGAGTGGTCTGTAGCGGCACGTAAGGTGCGTAGACATAACCAGACTCTAGGAAGCTAGAACCACGGCGACCGATTAGAATCACGTTGCGGAGGAAGTAGGGGTCAACGATGACATCAAACTTCTTGCTTAGTGAGCCAGTCTTGAGAGCGCCGATAGAACCCTTCTCGTCGTCATGAGTGACAGCAGCACGGAAGCCAGCGGTGAACTCAAGGATGTTGGCAACCTCGGGTCCGCAGACCACGAAGTTAGCACCACCACGGAGAGTCTTGCGGTGAATCTGTGCAGAGACATCGTTGATGGTTTCAACGAGAGTCTCATACCACTCGGAGACAGTACCGGTGAAGTCAGGAGCAGCAGAAGATGCGCCTAGCTCGTTACCGTTAGAGTCAACGAAGAGACCCGGAGCGCGTGACCAGTAGCGTGTGGCGGCGGTAGCGCCGTTCACGAGGTCAGCGAGGATCTCACGGTCAATCTCAAGAGCAATCTGCTCGGAGAGAATTGAGGTAAGCTCAACCTCGGCATCCAAGTTGTGGTATGCGTTGAGGTCTTGACCTAGCTCTGGAGTCCACTTAGCCTTGAGCTTCTTGGTCTGAGCGGTGACTGCGGTTGAATCAACCTTGATGTCAATCTCAGGGATGTCAGCGTTGCCTTCTAGTGGGAAGAGAGCGCCAGCAACTGCGCCAGCGACATCAGCAACAGCATCGATAGTATCTCTAACTGGAAGCTGGAATGAAGCAGCGGCAATATCGCCTGTAGTGCCGGTAGCCCCAGCGGTAACGCGACCAGCAGCAGCAACAAGAGTTAGACGAATTGCTGCGACGCCGGTTGCAGACTCGGCAGCGGACACTGGGCGGCTTAGCCTTCTGATAAGATCAGTGGCTTCACCAGTTAGAGCAACGAGGCGGGCTGCGGTTGAAGTAAGACCGTCGGCAGTAATTGCTATAGCCGATAGGTTATCGAGATCGAGGTCGCCTACGGTGGAGGTCAGTAGAGTTTCAGTAATGTCAAGAACGACAACACCTAGGCTACTATCAACGCTAGCGAGCAGATCGGGATCAAACTCGATTGTCTTTTTATTGGGAACAGTAACTGCGCCATCAAGATCGAATGCAGCCTTAACAGCAAAGCGAGCGGCGCCATTAGTGATCACAGCAGAGCTACCAGATGGGGAAGCGTAAGCGTAACCACGGGCAGAAGAGCGAGGACCAGAAAGATCCTGCTTGCTTGAACCAACGAGATCAACACCGTCGATGACTTCAGCACCAACCTGATCAGTACCGTAGATTGACTTAGCATCTGCGTTGCCAAAGCGACTACCAGTTCCAGGGACACCGCCGAGATCACCAGTGAAGGTGAAGTCGAGGAAGAAGATGAGACCAGAGGGTAGGCTCATTGGCTGGACGCTGACGAGGTCGTTAGCGATGAGACCAGCGAAGACGCGACGGACGATGGGGAAAGCGACGGCAGCGAAGCCTTCGACATTACCACTAGCAAGACCGGTGCTCTCACGGAGAAGCTCCTTGGCTTGGTTCTCAAGTAGGCGAGCCATAGAGTTTTGCTTGCGCTCAGTCTCGATGCCCTCTAGAAGACCAGTTTTCTTCCACTTAGATAGAAGAGCGTGGGACTCGGCACGCATATCACGGTTGACTACACCCTCGGTGAGTCTTTGTACAATACTAGACATAATTATAAATCCTCCTTAAATTTGATTTAATTGATACCTGCTAGTTTACGCATTCTCGCAGCAAGTGGATCAGCCTTTGGCTCTTCCTTACGAGATGCACGGATAATGGAAGTTGGACGGTTGATAGCTTCGCTTAGTGATTGTGGTCTGCTCTTAGGAGCAGCTGACACTGTGCTTTGAAGTGTCTCATGGATTGTCCTTGCTTCCTCAACCGAACCAGCTTTAGAAATCGCTTCGACAATTGTTTGTTTTTGTCGCTCATTCAGGGAGGTATTTCCTAGCGTGCGGTTGGTGTAAAGGAGTCGTGCATTACTAAGATTTACATCCTGCACATTCTCCTTAAGGGATCCTACTACCTGTTGGTAGTTGGAAAGTGTTTCTTTTAATTTCTTGTTCTCGAAGACTAGTTCTTCTTGCGCTTGCTTTAGCGCCTCTAGTTCTTCTTCCATGTCGGTGCTGCGGCGTTTCGCCAACTCAAGCTCCATCTGGTGTTTGGTGTCCTCAGAGGAACGACCAGCCCAACCAGAGAGCGTAGCGCCCATGTCTACGGTTAGTTTTTCCATAATTGCGTCGAGGAGTTCGTCGGATAGTTCTTCGTAAAGATCTTCGTCCTCACCTTCTTCCATGACTTCTACACCTTCTCCAACTGGTCTTCCACGACCTCTTGTGTCGAGATCATTATAATAACGCAACATCTCTTCGTCTTCTTTTTTCTTATCGGCGGCAGCCTTTGCAGCCGGAACGCTTTGTTTATAACCGGGCTGACCGGGGCGTGGTTTCATAACACCCTCTTCAACTTCTTCGTCTTCTTCAAGACCAGCCATCTGCATCTGGTCGGCGTCAGCTTCTTCTTCTGCGGCAGAAGGATCATCGGAGAGCATAGAAGCAACCATTTCCATAATGGAGTCTTCATCAAGTTCCAACTCTTCATCCATTGGCTCTTCTTCTTTCTCTTCTTCCTCGTCTAGAGTTTCTTCTTCTTCAACGCCTTCGCGAAGTTCCTTGAGAGCTTCAGCAAGCTCTGCAAAGTCGATTGTTACTTGGGCGTCGTCGCCCTCGTTTACTCCACCTAGTTCTGCGACATCTTCTGTAAAAGCATCAGGGACACCCTCAGCGATTTCGTCTTTCTCGACTTCTTCGTCCATTGTGGCTTCAGCGTCGGGAGAAGGTGCGTCTTCTCCACCCATAAGGTCTGCAAGCTCATCCTGCTCTAATAGCTGGTTGAGGGTTGACTTGACTTCTTCTGAATACTTGTCTATGATTGTGGCTTCCGCATTTTTCATTGCGGCTTCCTTCAACGCCTTGGCGTCTACGATTGCTTGTTCTAATAACGAGGACATTAACAAAAACTCCTATGATGATGGTTTTCAAATTAAATAGTAACTGTAACTAGTAAAAGAC